CTCAGCAGTAATGCTAAGTACGATTCGCGAACCTGGACCACCAGACTTCAGTCCGTTTTTCGGGCTGAAGACTACCTCGTAGCTAATCCGAACGTAAGTTCTGATTTATGCAGGAACGCTTTTTCGGTTTCTGCAACGATGTACTGTTATCAGTCATCGGCTACGAAGTTTCACCTCCTCGAACCCGACGCGGAGATGCCCGTGAGGGTCATCACCGTGCCTAAGACGCTCAAGTCACCTCGGATTATTGCTATTGAACCGACCTGTATGCAATATATGCAACAGGCGCTCTTTGGCATCATCCGCGATGGAATTGAGAGGTTTTACCCCCTCTCGTCCATGATCGGAATCGAGGATCAGGAACCTAATCGGAACCTGGCTCGTGAAGGATCCCTCAGCGGGGACCTTGCTACGCTTGATCTAAGCGAAGCTTCTGATCGTGTCTCGAATCAGCATGTACTTGCCTTGTTTGCTAGACATCCTCTTTTGCTTGAGGCGGTCCAAGCTACTCGGTCAAGGAAGGCTGATGTACCTGGCCACGGAATAATCCGTTTGGCCAAGTTCGCGTCTATGGGTTCAGCTCTTTGCTTTCCGGTGGAAGCAATGGTCTTTTTGACCTTGATCTTCCTAGGAATTGACGAAGAGCTCAGCACTCCGCTTTGCGACGAAAGGGATATTAATTCTTTCGTCGACAGGGTGCGTGTCTTTGGGGACGACTTAATTGTCCCCCGAGACTATGTGCTGTCCGTTGTTGACACACTGAGTACTTTTGGGTACAAAGTGAATGTCAGCAAGTCTTTCTGGACCGGAAGGTTCAGGGAGTCTTGCGGACGGGAGTACTATGACGGCCAAGACGTTAGTATAGTCAAGGTTCGTGCTGTACTTCCGACACAACGGCAGGATGCGACGGGTGTACTTTCGGCAGTATCTCTCAGAAATCAGCTCTATTGGGCTGGTCAATGGAAGGCTGCTGCTTGGTTGGATGACTATCTCGGGAAGCTGTTGAAACACTTTCCGAACGTAGCTCCGACCTCACCCGTGCTGGGCAGGGAGTCAGCTCTTGGATATGAATTCCAAAGGCTGGATCCATACGTGCACAGCCCCTTGGTTAAGGGCTATTACGTGTACGCCAAACCCCCTCCGGATGTTTTGGATGGGGATGGTGCCCTGCTCAAGTGTCTCTTGAGGAATACCTCTCGGCCCTGGGATATAATCCCGGAACTGGGAGAGAAACCTCAGTTCGACGTTGCGAGCGTCGATGATGAGCACTTGGAGCGTTCTGGACGCCCCGAGCACGTCAGCATCAAGCTCGGGTGGAGGTCGCCCTTCTGAGGGCGATTCGGTGGTGTAGAACCCACCGCGGGAGATGAAAGTTATCTACCGATCCTCCAGGGACCTACTGTTAGGAAGGTCCCAGAGGGGTTGCCCGGTTCGATAGTTTGAACCGGGATCAGGTCGCTTGCT